TGAGTCATATGATAGATGGAGGGATGATCAATTATGAATGACGATGTTCCAACAGATGATGAAATGTTATTATCCACCGAAACAATTCAAAGTATTCTTTCTAGACTTAATGCACTTGAAACACAAGCAGATATGAGTGCATGTAATCATAATTGTAGAATTCATGAAGATTGGGTATTTAATGGTGAAGATGAAGTTAGGGTGTTTACATGTGATAATTGTGGAGAGGAAGTATAATGAGATGTAAAGTATGTTTAAAATCATTTAAAAGAACTGTTAATAAAAAATGCTGGAATGAATATGGTATGTGTATAACATGCTGTGTTGTCAAACATCCAAAAGCATATCCAAAAAATATTGTAATGATGGTATTAGCAAAAGCTGAACTTTACAAAAGTCCTAAAAATAAAATATATGCTGGTAAGAGAACTAGGAATGCTTATAACTCAGTTAAGGGTAATAAAGAATAATGGCTAGAGATAGAGAATTATTAAGTGATAAAGACTTTTTTAGAAAAACTTCTGATATTGCTGAACATATGAGAAATTGTAAAATAACTGTTGTTTTTTGGGATGATGATAACAAAGTAATACAAGATCAAAAAGATGTTAAAAAATTCATGTTGAATGTAGCAACTCCAGCCAAAAAGGGTATTGAAAAATTTACTGCTTTTAATCATGAGATAGGACATATTATAATGGAGAGTCCTATTCCAGAAGCAAACAAACTTGTAACTGGATGGGTGGATGAGTTTATTTTACAACATAGAATAGCATACAATGATACTATTGTTCCAGAAAGAGTAAGAGATACATACTGGAATATGATGAATTTGTTAGAAGATCAACGAATTGAATCATTAATGCGTAGACTATGGCTAGCAAATGAAAAAAGATTTGATAAAGCTTTAAAGAAAACAGGAAAATTACATAAAGAATGTAATGATAATCCTGTAAGTGTAATGTTAAACATAAGATTTTTCAGAAAAGACTTGGTTAAAGATCATGACAACGTTGAATTATTCACAAAAGCATTAAATGATGTTGAAAATACAGGAAGACTTGGTGCATTAATAGTTTTAAAACGACTTAAACCTGTAATGGATAAGTGGTTAAAAGAAAGTTTGAATGAAGATTTTCCTCCAAGTTTTGAAGTTGAGTCTTTGGATGGTAGAGATACAGCATTAATGGAAACTGATGAGTCACTTATAAAAGAAAAAAATATTGAGGAAATTATAGATGATATTGAATCAGATGAGGACTATGAAAAAGAATTAACAAAATCCATGGAAGAGGGAACTTATGACTTGAATGAATTAAGATCTTCATTAAGTGAACAGGTAAAAGAAAACCCACTAAGACCGTCATATGTTAAACCAGTGAAAAGACATCCAGTTGAATATAATATTGATCATCATTTATCACATAGTCTAAAGAATGTATTTAGAAAAATATCAGAAATGCCTAAAAATATTATAGGGTATGACGGAGATGAATTGGATATAGAGACTTATATTGAAAACAAGATTAGAGGATATAATATAAACAAATGTTTTGAAGACAAAAAAATAGATCATGGTTTATCAGTAGTTATATCTATAGATGGATCTGGATCTATGGAACGTGGTCAGAAAATGAGTAAAGCAAGAGATTTAGTTTCTACTTTGTTTCATTCTGTAAAAGATTTTCCAAGTGTAGAGTTAAAAGCAAACGTTTGGTCTAGTGATAACAAAGGAAATGTCGGTGTAACAGATATTAATAGTTTGGATGACTGTAAAAATGTAACAAACAGAGTATTATCTAGTAATGGAAACTTCCCATATACACCTACACATTTGGCTATAGATTATGCATCCAGAGTAGCCAAAAGTATGAAGGGTAGAAAAAAATTAATTATAATGATAACTGATGGTGAACCTCAATATCAGAGTTGGGGGTATGCTATATCTCCTTCAACTTTGCTTAAAATGAACAGAAAGTCTTTATTAAAAGCAAAAAGAAATGTAACAGAGATAGTTGTTTTTGCTGTGGATGTCAATAATTATCAGTTAAATAATCTACGATATATTTTTAATAGAAAAAGAGTAGTATATATACGAAAAATGGATGAAGGTGTGAAATTGATTTCAAATAAGTTCAAACTTGCTGTACTAGACACACTTAAATAGTTATTAGTTTTAATTGATTAATGACCAAAGAAAATGAAAAAAGTATATACAAAAGAGAAGAGATCAAAGAACTTATAAGTAAGTTAACAGATCAAGAATTGATAAAAGAAGTGGTGTTCAGTAGATCAAAAACTATCAAAAGAATAATTGAGATCCAAAATGAGATGTGGATTCCTATTCATAGAGATAAGGAAGAATATTTCACTGATATGGATGATGACGGACTTAAAAGACAACTGGCTATGCATGAATATGCATTGGCAAATCCAGTATGAGTTTATCAGAAAGAGAAAGGTTTCTCTATCACCTTTCGGTTTTAATGACTATGGATGCAATAAAAAAAGACGTAGATGTTAATGTCGATGAAATGTTATACGCTATATGGAAAAATAGGTGTAGATCAATAAAAGAATCAGAAATAGCTGAAATTTATAAAGATATTGAAGAGGAAGCTATGAATGGTACAAGTGTATATGAAGAGTTTACTGCTACAAATAACTTTGAGACAAAAAAAGGAAATAATGATGACCTCAGATAAATTATGTAATATTTGTTTGTTATTAGATAAAACATTGAACTATGAACAATTAGATTTATGTAACAAATGTTATAAACTAGTAAATGATAAACTATCTGAGAAATAAAATGTGTAATGGTGTTTGTTCTAGATTTAAAAAGGAATTAGGTGTTAATTTCTATTGTCAAAGTTGTGCCAAATTCATAAGTAAATCAAATGTGATTAAAGAATCAAGGATAAATGGTAGAATGAGGTGTTCTTGTTGTAATGGTCTTGTTAGAAACAAGGCTAGATATAGAACAATACATGGATTTAAAGCAATTCTTTAGCCCATTGTATTTGAAATATTAATCTTTCTTCTTGATCTTCATCCATTGTAGGTGTTTCACCTAGGTCATCAAAACAAAAATGTAATAATTCATGTTGTATTGTCTGATAAATATCGTCTAAACTCTCATGATGATTGAGGTTTATTACACATCTGTGGGTTTCAGAGTAATAACTACCTCTATCATCCCCATATGTACGCATATCTACTGTGACATTTGTGTCCATAATAGCGATAATGGTTTTTCATTATTAAAGATTCATATACAGATCAGGCGTGGTTTAAATACTATATAAAGACCCAATCTATTGCTTCCATTATTTCTCTTTTACTCTCATCATTTTCTACATTCTTGAACAAAGTAGGACAGTCATACCACCAAAGATCCACTACTTTACAGTTTGACCATTCAAGCATTTGTTTTTGTACTATATCTCTACTGCTTTTTAAGACACCTTTATGATCTCTTCCCTGTACTCTTATACATATAGTATCAAATAGAGTATATAATACTATATCCACACTTTCTTTCATCTGTCTTTCTGATAATCCATCTTTAAATTCATATGACATTAATTCTTTAAATGGTACTTGTATACTGTATTCTATTGAATCACCATACTCTTTTTTTAATATTGATAAAGCGGTAACTTCACCATTTCCAATTATTTCAGTCATATTGTCTAGTTAGAACTTCCCACTTTTTAAACTTACCTAGTACGTTTATTGATAATATTCTAAGATTCTTTTTATCAGCTAGAAATTCTCTAAACCGTTTTTCTGATGCCCATGCGTTAGTTTTAATTTGTAATAATACTATATTTCCTTTTTCATCAAAACATATTCCATCAAATAAATTCCAAAGATCTAATGCTCTATACCAATCACCTCTGTTATACACTAAATCTTGTCTTCTACCATGTGCTTTTAACCATATTTCATCATAACCATTTTTTAATAACCACATAACTGCCTTTCTGTTTGAGAATCTCATTCTTTCCCTAGGATTTATGTTAATTACCCCCCCTTATAGAATCAAACCATGTGGCATCAATGCAGGCAAACGTAATGAACCTCTGTATGTTTTAGGGTAAGGACATAATGAACCCCTATAATCATATTCTAGCCACATGAGTATAATATTCATTCTTCTATATCCTCCACACCTTTCTCTGTTAATCTGTATTCAGCATCTGCTTGTGGGTGTTCTGGTGAATCAACCATCCTAGCAATTCTTTTCTTACCTGATTTCTTAAAGTATACTCTATATGTTGCGGCATGTCCTACTACATTACCTCCTATTGGTTTAACTGGATCACCAAACATAATAGATGGATCAGTTTGTACTTGATTTGTAAATATGACAGTACATTTGAAATAATATGATATGTTTTTAATATGTGTCATAAGCCTAGCTATTTGATTTTGTCTGTCTGCTAGTGTTCCTCTACCTAGGTATTCTTCCCTAAATTGACCTATTGCACCATCAATAACAACTAATTTTGCCTTTTTTTCCTCCATTGTTTTAGATAAAGCGTTGATAGTTCCTAATAATTGCTCTGTGTTTGGTGTATAGAAATAACTTATATGTTTTAATGCAGTTTCCAACTCTTCTCTAGTTTCACCATACTCTCTTGATTTTAATATTTCAATTATTCTTCTTGGTCTAAAAGTATCTTCACAATCTACCCATACAACATTATCACCATTATTAATACTTTCAACTGCTAATGTATTACAAAACTGTGTTTTACCTGAGCCAAATTCACCATATACCTCATACACACATTCTGGTTTTATACCACCCCCAAACAAATCATCTATTGCTACACATTTAGTTGGAATTGATTGTAAGTTTTCTTGATATTCCATTAAGTCAATAACATCCAAATCTGATTTTCTAATCATATTATTATCTTCTAATATCTTTTGAGCGTTGAAAACCCATCCATCTGCCTTTGCTTTAGTAACTCCAGTTATTTCTGATATTTCTCTACCACCTCTAATACAAATATCTATTAAAGATGTGACACCAAAAGTTTCTAACTTTTTAGTTGTAACTCCACCTACTCCATCTAACTGATTAACTGATAGATCAAGGGTTGGCTCGGATTCAATTTCTATAGTTTCAGACATATCCTCTAACATATCTTCTGCTATATTACTTTTATGTCCTTTTCCAAGTACCATCCTTCATCACCTTAATTTGATTTGTTTTTTCCCACATTCCAAATATTTTCTGTCTTTCTAAGTCACCTATACCTTCTGCATCAAGTTTCTTAAAGAATTCACTCATTTTTACACATCCGTTTTTATCTTTACACTGATCCCATATATGTATATGGAGTTGTTGTTTAGACATTTTACCAGTGCTTCCAATTAATGTAGACTGTGATCCAGTTGACTTTATCAAATCGATTCCAAAATTATTAAACATATCAACCAATAAATTTTTCACTGCATTGATATCTTCTATTTCTACATTTTCTTTGAATCTTAATTTGGCATGTGCCATTGACAGTCTAATCAATGCTTCAAGTTGTCTTATACCTACGTTTAATTCAGTGTTAGAAGATTGTCTAAGTTTTTCATATATCTTGACTATCTCATCTCTTACTTCTTTGGTAATCTTTGGAGTATATTTTTTTGCTTCATTTATGAATGCTGTAAGTTCTAGATTATTGAATCTACAATCACTACTTTGTTCTGTGTCATCAAACCCATCAAGAATATGATTAGCCTTCATAATATCTTCTGTTATATTTACACCATCCCTGATTAACCATATGAGATCAAATCTTGATAACAATGGACTAGGTATGTTTATGTTATCCATTAATGATAAATCTGGATCATAATTACCAAATTTGGGGTTAGCTGCCGCCATTATACTTGTTTTTGCATCCAATGTTAATGAAATACCAGCCTTGGCTATAGAAACTGTTTGTTGTTCCATAGCTTCATGCATAGAAGATCTATCATCTTTACCCATCTTATCAAATTCATCTATGAATGCATAACCACCAGAACATAAAGGTAATACTCCAGCCTGTGCTACCATTCTACCGTCAGATAATTTTACCATACCTATAGTTAGTCCAGCACTTGTAGAACCTCTACCACTGGTATATACTGATTTTTGTGTAATACTTTTACCATATTTTAACAGTTCAGATTTTGCCATTGATGGATCTCCTACGAGTAAAATATTGATGTCACCCCTCTTCTTTGTCTTGACACCCCCCACTAATTGAAGTAAACATGATAGTTTAATGTTATCATATCCATAAATGTCAGGTGCATAACTATGAATTAGTTTTTTGATAAAGTCTTCATCTTTTGCTTCTTTGATTAACTGTTCTTTATCCTCCTTACTAGGTAAAATATCTCTATTATCATCCAAATCTGATATAGACAATATATCTATCATTACTTCATGTTCATCATCTTTTGGTTTTATCATGGATCTAAAAATACCGATTATTTTCTTTCTTTGACCAATGAAAGAAGTACCTACATTATCACCAATTAATTTACCATAGAATAATATGGGTGAGTTATTATCTGCTGATTCTAATGGTTGTTGTAATAATATTGTCTGAATATCATCTGTTGTTAAGTTTCTTTTTATAACTTCCATTTTTGCTCTACCACAACCAGAATTCATACATTGTAATACAGGCATCGTTCTATCGAACGTACAACTAACTCTTTCAGTAGCAAAACATTTAGAACATTCAACATGTGCTGATTTTATGTATGTTTTAGGTGCATCTGTTGCAATAACAGTAGCCTCAAAACATATGGTTTCACCTTCTTTCTTAGAATTGATTTCTCTCATAGGCATATTTTCACTAGAAGTTAATTTGATTTTTAATTGACTAAATACAGTTTCAACATCCATGCCTACTAATCTCTGTGCTAATATTCTTAATACTGCTCGTTTAAATAATGGTAGGAAGTCACCCTGTCTAGACAAATAGATATCAATGAAATCATCGTTTGATATATCTACTGTAATAGTGTCTGTAGGTCTTATGCTTGAAAGTTTATCATTCCATTCTCTATAATTGAGGACTTCATAAATCTTGTCTTGAACTGCGGAATCTGTGTATTGTGTCATAATCGTTTTTCAGTTTCCCTATTGATTATATTACCTAATTGTGTAAATCTTTTTTGCAGTTTCTTAAATCCATCTGGTTTTAATCCGTTAACATGTTTTTCCCATTTTTGTATACTTGCGTAAAAAAGTGGTAATTCTGCGGTCACATCAACTGAATCAAAGTCTGTTATTCTTGCTGACATTCTACTATTTCTTTTTACATAATCATCTGCTACCACTGCTAAAAACAAACTGAAACTCATATGTTCTGGTTTCATCTTATTTAGCGATTCAAAAATAGGGGAAGCATATTGACCTATTGACAGTGTCACTGTGTTTCTATTAAATTGCATATAGTGAATTATATAATATGTTATTTAAGACTTACTAGTAAAGTTGATCAAGTGTTAGCTAATATGCTGTTCTTGAGATAAAAAGTTAGTTAAGTTAATAACTAAGTCAAGATTTATGAGTTAGTTAATAGTTTAGTTAAGTTTTAAATGTTAAACCAAAGGAAAAATAATAGGTGATAGCGTATCTACACTTTTTCACCTATCCTTTGTATTTGGTTTTTGTCCGATGGGCGTACATAACACAGCACGATGTTATCCCCTCGGCTCTCTTTTTGTGCTATTTCCTATAATCACTTATATTATATAAGGTTTACTAGTTATTGACAATCATTATGTCATTTGTGACCTCGTCAGGCATTTTTAGTGTTGGTTGAACATTCCTTTCTACAAAAGAATTAATGAATCCTTGTACTTTACTTGACTCTATATATGATTTAAGAACATCGCCTTTTTTATTTTTCCATGAAATTTCGATGAACATATGGTCTATTACAAATCAACACTATTTAAGAATTGCTAGTTATATGAGGTTGTATAAACCATTGTTTTTATTTATAACGTCATCTTGTATTAATACTCTTAACACGTTATGTAAATTTCCTGTACTTTTTATCTCAGTTGCATATATAATTTCAGTAAAAGTTAATGGATTTTTAGAATTTCTTATAGCTTCTATAACTTTATCACTATTATTTCTTTTACCTACATATGGTGCTGGAATAGGAGTATCTAATAATCGTTTATTTTTCCTTATTACTCTAGATATGTCCTACCACTTTCCCTTTATATGCATCTATTGACAAAGTTGCAGTACCAGTTTGACCATACACTACTTCATTCTTTCTATCCATATAACCATCAGTATTGTCTACCAATGTACGACAAAAAGTACCAGCATTAATAAGATGAATATCTCTTTCCCATCTTTGACCAGTTTCAAAATCAAAATCACTTACTAGTTCTGGTGTATATCTTTTTTGATGTAAATGTCCACATAAAAATATATCTGCATAAACATTCTTTTTCATTTGATCAAACATTCTTTCAGGTTTACCCCCACCTGAGCCATGTATTGCCAGTATAGTCCATTGTCCTAATACTTTCTTTTTATAAGTAACTTCTAATCCTATTAATGCTCTACTACCAAGAAATTCTATATTATTAGGTTCACAAAATTGATTTTCAATATATGCCCTTGTTATTTCTCTAATATTATATTCGTGATTTCCATGCAGAAGCCCTCCAATTTTCTCATTTTTAGATTCTTTATGAACATCTATTAATGGTTGTGATAATTCTTGCCATACTTTTCTTTGATTATCAACATCATGTTCTATTGATGTGTCAGGATTATATCTTTTATCATAGGTTGTAATAGCATCCAACTG